CCTGTAGCTAAGTCAATAGACTGTGCTGACATCATACTTAATTGTGATAACCCCTGATTAATCTGCGCTCCACCCATGAACATTGGACCCTGTGGCATCTGCGGGTCAAAGTTGAAATCTTGCCAAGGGTCTGAATTAGTGTTAAGGGTTCCTAGCTTCTTCTCATGTCCTTTACGCATCTCTGGAGTACCCCAGAATTTACCCCTAGGTGATAACACCACTTCTTCAACTTCACGACTAAACGCCATGTTATGAACACGTTGCTGGTCCATAGCTTTAGCTATAGCTCCGCGCATTATCGCTTTACCGTCCACCACCTTATAATTAGCGTAACACCCAAATACTGGCAGTATCTCAAATACTGTTTCCTCTGGATCTGTTAGCCATTCGCTTGAATCCATGTAGCGCTGGTAAACTCTAAACGAATCCCTAGTCCTACGCCTTGTTTCAGTGATGCCCATTTCCATTAGCTCATCAATTAGCATGGCTAACTTTTCATCATCACGATAAACAGCGCCATTAGAAAATTGTACTATATCAATCTTGATAGGTTTTTTGTAATAGCATCGACTGATTGTAATGACATCGGGCTTGTCATAATAGGATTCGTTTGTAATATTAGAGCCTACTGATGACTGATTACCATCTGGGAACTTAGCCTTGTATTCTTCGCGAGTGATATATTCATCAACAAATACAAATCTAGCATCGCCATTGTCCTGCTTAATGCTAGCTTGATCAAACCAAACTCTATTATGGAAATCTGGAATTTCTCTAACGAACAAATCTTGATCGAAGCTATCGCCGTCAATAAAGTCCTGCTCTAACTCAACGCCTGACATAGAGCTTGTGACCATCATTCGGGCCATAGCGGAATAAATTAGTTTAGCGGAGCTGATATTCTCAATATTACGTACTAAGCCTTCTAATGTTTCCGCTGTCTCTTTTGAAGCTGAGCCGCTAGCGGGTGAAATTTTAACAGCAAAATCATTGTCCTCAATCTCACCACATATTGAATCAAGAATCGGGTTGCACCTATCATCAGTGTAACGAGGTTTACCATTCATACGCTGAATGATTTGAGGCTCCCACTGACCATCTTCTTTTTCTACAAAATAAATTTGTTCCCGCGCTTTCTCTCGCATATCATCGTTAACATCTTGTGACTTTGAGCGCTCGTCGCTCATAACTTGAAAATCTTCGTAATCTACCATAATGATTCAAACTCTATTGATTTTTGAGCCTCTGTGTTAACTGGCTCAGTAAATGTTAACGCTCCCGCATCCCCGTAATCAGGACTGAAACCTAATTCTTTCTTAATTCTTTCTTTTGACCATAATACGCGTCTATGGTTAGAGTCCCAAGAGTATGGGCTTGCGCATATGTCAGCTTGTAATTCATCCCTATCAGGTATATCAACTGGCAATGACTCATCACTCATCCAGTCTGACATTTCACCCCACATTTCATTCCGTTTATTCGTGTACTTCTTTGGTCTTAACGGGCTTGAGCCAAAGTAAACGGCCTTAACTCGGTCTTTATATCCAAGCTCATGCAACCTATCAACAATGTCAGCACCGGCACCAGCATCAATAAACATCATGTCCGGTTTCTTTTCTGCCTCTGGGCATACAGTGTCTAATGCTTCAATGCATATGGATACATTCTTACCTAAAGTATTGCACTCATCACCTTTGTACGCTCTCATATTGTACATCTTTCGGCCTTGTCTATTCAATAGCGCGAATCTATCTCCACCTCTTGACGGATCAACTCCAACTATTAACGGGCCACTACCTTTAAAATCATTGCTTCTGGCGTTCATACACATATCAGCATTAATAAGACCATCACCACCTGAAAACTGAAATGCTTCAGCCGCGTTCATAGGGTATTCTTGCTTGAATGCCTTGATGCCGTCAACGCCGTCAGTGGTCAACTCTGCTATCTTCATCCTTCGCCAATACAACTGGGCAAAAGTTAGCTTGTACTTATCCTTGAGCTTGCATTCATCGTCAGTAAACGCCGTATCTTCTGGGTAGCTTTTTTTATATTCAGACTGCCAAAACCAAGGCACGAATATTGGTAAAAATTCAGACAATCCTTTTTCTGCTAACTTCCATTGTTCGTGAAAGAAGTTACCAACACCGTTAGCGGTTGACTCCCATATTACCTCAGTGCCATCACCATCAGGCACCGCTTGCATAATCCCTTTAGTATGCTCGCTAGCGTTTAACCAGAACGCCACTTCTGAGCCATGAAAGAATTGTATTGTCTGTCCGCGTCCAACGGCTTTATTCCCCGCTGTACCAATCTTATATCCCGAATCTAACTTATTAAAATGAAGCTCTTTAGCATTACAAGCCCCTAGCGAGGGTTTAATAAATTTAGGTAGGTTTTCGTAATACCTCTCGGTCATTTCAAATAGTGCATTGGTTGACTCCCCATCATGAGTAAGTATAAATGCTCTTACTCCTTTGTTGTGGGTGGTCTTCCATATATACCGACCTTCTACATAAGTGCTAGCACCTTGTTGACGGCCTTTAAGTATTATAGCCCTAGCTTTGCCGGTATCTTTTGTTTGTTGTTCAATGCGCTTGTGTATGTACTGCTGAGCCTCATTAAGTATGAGAGGCTTAACCCCTTCAAACTTTGTTCTGATTGCTAAACAGTTGCGAGCGTAAAACTCGAAGTCATCCTTGAGTCTTTGTCGCTTGCTATTTAAGTCCGTCAAGCCATTGTTCATGCGTTAGGTCTATGTTGAGGTTTTCGCTTTGAACCTTATCTGTCCAGTTCATGTTTTTAAGTGCGAATATTGCGCCTGTGCTATTGCCAAATTGTAGTTGATACTCGTATGCATTCTCTACATAAAGCCTTGCTTTTTTTATAATGTAAGAGAAACCATCTCTTTTTTCATAGTCATATAAACTCTGTCTGCTCTCAAAGCCTAGATGTATAGCTAAACCTGTAATAGTTATGGCAGGGTAATCCACTGGACCATCCTTAGTGATGACTGTACGAATAGGTGGATTTTCCAAGTAATCGTCCACCATTAACTTCAAGTCTTCTGGTGATTCAAACTTAGGGCTACCGCTTGGCATAATTTAACCTTAGTAACCGTAGACACTCATCTGTCATTTTTGTTGGTTGACCGGCCATTATTTATCCTGATTTAAAGTTATGATACGTAACAGAGGTAAATCCCCTACTTATTTGACCGCTTCCAGCCATGCTGTCAATATAAAACTTATAATCCCCTATGGAATCTCTATTTAGTATATAAGCACCTTCCCTGCTCGTCTTGTCATGGGAGAATAAAGTTCCAAGCGTTTCTATCTCTTGGTTTTTTATCGGGTCATATTGGGTAGCGGATGCCGTCACACCTAATTGAGATTCATCACCATCTGAGGTGGAAGCTATATTAACATTTAAGGGTGTTGTTATTTGGTTAAACCTCTTATTGGTACAGGTCATTGTGGTGTACATGTTTTCTATCGCGGCTGCTTGGTTAAAAGTAACCTGTTGCTAGAGCCTCGGCCAGTGTATCGTCAGTGGTGTATTTGTATCTATCGTAAATAGATTTTATACCTATCTTGTTGAGATTTAGCGGATTAAATGGCATTGATAATAGTCTCTAGCGTATATTGCCTAGAATTATATCACTCTATATCAATAAGGTCGATTATTAAACCATCTACCCTGGCAAAGTCGCCTCCCTCGTCAGTTACGCAATCCTCAAGTTGCTGAATTGCTTGCTGTGTTGTGATAGCTCCACATGTTAAAAGTTTGTATGTTACTCCGTCTATGTGGCATGAACAGTTGTACTCAGTCATAAGTCACCCGCTTGTTTGCGTAAAGCATCAATGTACTTGAGGGATGCTTCATTTAAATAATAAGCATATTCGTTAGTACAGTCGCCGCAGATTAAATTTGCAAACTCGTTAATTCCGTTTATTTTCATCCCAAGGTCACGCTTTGCCTGATTAGCCTCAAAATCTTTTATTCTATCTGCTTGCTCTATGATGGTTGTGATGTCAGCTAGTGATCGTATTTTCCAATCAGAATAATCATAATCATGAAAAAACAAATGTAACCATTCTTCTTTATTAACTGCGTATATAAACCAATTATCATTGTCATTCCATAAATAACCCATATTTGAAATAAACTCTGAACAATTTGGCGCATCTGCAATAATATTACGTAGTTCATCTATGTTATTCATGGGTGGGTTTACATGAGTGTTATTATCACGCAACCAGCCTGGTTTTGGTTCATCTATGTTGTTCATGATTGATCCTTATTTGCTAGTTTACCCTGCGGCTTCCAAACCACGCCTTTGCTATCGACCATGCAGCCATATTCCATCCATCGGTATAGCTGAGCAGTGTGCTGTCCTGTTAATCTTGTACAGAGACGTGTAGAGCCTCCGTATTGTTCTTTGATTACGTCTTTTACTAGTTGCATGGTTATTCCTTACTGTTAGTGGTTAAAGTTGATTTAATATTTGCTAACTCATCAATTTTCGCTTTAGCTTCTTTATTGCCAAGGTAAAAATTAACAGGGCTGATTGATTCGCCATTTGACTCCTTGTAAATCATCATTCCTGCAAATTCATCAGATGTTTTTCTGGCTAGCTCATATCCTGCCTCACCAGCTAAATGCACAATCCAGCCCGCCCAGCAATGTGTTGTGTTGCATGTGTGCCAATCGCTCATCTTAAGAGACTCATCTTCATTTGTCGCATCCGACACCTTTTGGTTTAAGTTTTCGATTTTTGGTATATGAAGATTATCTTTAGTCACTTTTTTGTCAGAGCAGCCAGAGCAGCGAGAGCAGCCAGAGCAGTCAGAGCAGCGAGAGCAGCCAGAGCAGCGAGAGCAGCCAAAGCAGCCAAAGCAGTCAGAGCAGCGAGAGCAGCGAAAGCAGCGAGAGCAGCCAGAACAATTCCAGCAACCTTTATTTGTTTCATTATCACTTCCAAAATCTGGATTGATTTCTGCGAACTCTGCGCTAACGCCGTTAACGCCTTTATCTTCACGAGCGAAGAATTCTGCAAAATCTTTAAATATTCTAGTTTCCATCATCGTTCCTTACTGTTAGTGTTAATCTTAACCTATAAATTCTAACTCTTCTGCCAACTGCTCCGAAATATCATTCATTTGAATAGCTGCGTTTATTTCTTCTACGCTTAATCCTTCGTATCCATTGTTTTGTAAATAATCTAAACAGTCCCGCATATCTGTAACTGTGTTTTGAAACCTGCAATAGCTCATGTTGCTCATTTGTTTATTCCTTGCTTTTAGGTGTTAGCCCGTAGGGCGGTTGATTAATACTAACTATAGCCTATCCTAATTACCTGTCAACATTATTGTTTACTTAATTTAAGTTTATTTATGTATCTCTCTCTAATTGCGCTAACTCCGTGTTCAGCCATAGATTTTGATAATTGGGTGCGGCTAATTTTAAGTCTCTTTGCCACCTTCTCGATACTCATTGATAATAATAAAACCTTTACCTCTGGCATTTTTGCTTTTAAATGGTCTTTGCGCTTATCTTTGTAATCCGGCTTTAGGGTTGGGTCTATCCTGTATTGAGATATCATTTAAAACTATCGTCTGGTTCATGGTATTCATCATCAGAACATGCAAACCTCTGATAATCTAACTCGTTGCGTAGCATCTTAATGCCAGCCTCACCAAATCTAACCTTGTTGAATATCTCCATAGTTAACATTCCTTTGTGTGGTTTTAAATCTTCACTGGGTGTATGTAAAAATATTAAAGCGTCTGAGTCATTCTCAATAGCTCCTGTCTCTCGTAAGTCGCTGGCGTTTGGCACTCCTATTGAATTCTTTTTTAATTGTGCTAGTACGATACCTGCGCAGCCTAATTCCATAAATAAATCCTTTATCCGGTTGGATGCGTTCGTTAACTCTTGGTACATTTTGCTGCTGTCAATTTTTAGTCGCTGTATGTAATCAATAACAATCAAATCAAGCTCGCCGTACTTAGCTTTTATCTGCCTTGCCTTGCGTTCTATATCATCAATTGATAAACCGCTTGAGTCGTCAACATGTAATTTAGATTTCTTAACTAACTCTAATGCGTTATTTACTCCGTGCCATTGGTGATCGTTTAGGTCGCCTTTCTTAATCGCTGAAAATGGGACATTGCCAATATCAGATACGAGTTTCATCATGACCTTTTGGCGCTTCATCTCCATGCTGAAAAATAATGACCGCCTACCCTGCAATGTGTAGTGACCAAGTATATTTAATGCTTTGGTTGTTTTGCCGCCGCCTGAACGAGCAGCCAACCCAATGTAATCACCTGGATGAAACCCTCCTGTTGCCTCATCAATATGATGATCACCTGTAGATAATCCAGATAAACCAGTTTTACTTTGCGATAGCCTATCGAGTTCTTCAATAAAATCATTGCACAAGGTTTCTGCGCCATGTATCAACTCTTCGCCCTTAGATTGGAATAGCGGCTCTAAGTCTTCGTATAAATCCTTCCTAGCTTCCTCATAGGCATCTGAGGCGTATATAGCATCTGATGTCTTGTAACACGCCTCTATTATCTTTCGACCGTTCCAGTGCTTGATTGCGACCTCACAATAAGCGATGACGTTGCTTGATGACGGTAAGTTCTTGCTCATCTGGATTAAATACGGAAAATGTTCGTCGGTTTGCTCTCGTTTTTCAAGATAATCACCAAGCGTTACAATATCAATCGGTGTTTTTCTTGATGCAAGTTCTTTAATCGCTGTGAATATTAATTGATTAGTGCCGTTATAAAAATGTTCTGGCTTTAATATTTCCAGTACGCCGTTCAATACTTTTTCATCACATAGTATTGAACCAATTATTGACTGCTCGGCCTCTGGTGAGTTAGGTGGTAGTTTCATATCATGCATTTTCGCTTCTCCATGACTCTTGATTTAGAAATCTAATAAAATGCATGTTTGCATAACTATTAAATTCCGATGGCTGATGAGCCTTTTTAATCTCTTTGATTATTGCGTTAATTTCAGCTCTAAAGTAATCCTCATTATTTGTTTTGCAATAGGTAGGATTAAATAGCTTAGCCCATCCTTTTTCTTTTGCATCTTTCTTTGATGAATTATCTTTAACACCTAAAGTTTTTTTAACTTGTGACCATATTTTCCAAGTGTGTTCGAATGCGCTTTGCATAACATGGGGTTGGATTTTTCCAACACTGTCTTTTACTTGGTTAATGGTTAATGGTTTATGTTTAGTTTGCAAGACGGTTACAACTGGGTTAGCTAAATTAACCAACGGGGTTTCTTCTGGGTTCCTATCAGCTTTAGGGGGTCTACCTCCTTTCTTACCGTTAGCCCTTGCCTTCTCTGCCTTTTGAATATAAGCGGCTAATTCTTCATCAACTCTTTTTTGTGAATATCCTATGTCGTACAAATCAAAAAAATCACTTAAAACAACCTCTACATCTGCTTGGTTTTCAGGCATTCCAATGAGTCTTGACAGCTTTTTTACGTCTGTGCTTAATGGTTTTGATGTGTCGTAATACATGTCTAATAGACGGCGATACGCTAAGTCCTGCATCAAAGTTAAATGCCTAGTAGACTTGGCATAATCACCAATATTGAATTGATAGTAATGCATGTTACAATGTACTCCTGAATGATTATCCCGCTAGACCTGCCAGTCTACTATGCGGGATTATTTTTTTAAGCTACTTGTAAAACCTCAAACCAGTTATTTATATGTCCTTCATAAAAATCCCTTATACACTGCATCTGAGTTTCATCACACATCAGCCAAAAGTTCTTTGGTTCAGATTCAGCAATCTCTAATTCACCAGTATAAAATTGATAGTGCCTCTCAAATTCACCATTTATCAGCAATCTTCTTATTGCCATAGTTTTTATAATTTCTTCATCAACTAAATACATACTACCAAATTGCTTATGTGTAATGACTACATAATCATCCCTAAAACAATTCTTGTAAATCTCGCCCATCTTGCCTGAAGTAAAATCACCAGCTTTATAAATATTCATTATTCATTACCTTTTAGTTAGTTTAGTAAGTCAGTGGCTAACTATCATCTTCAACTATTTTGCAAGTACTGCCTTTTTTTGGCGTGTACCTATAATTTTGACCGTTAACTTTATATTTATAGTAGCTTTCGTGAACTAAAATACCTCTCTCACCTGTGCCTATTAAAACTCCATCACAATAAAGCGAGGCTTTATCTCCATGATGTAAGCACCCAGTAATTGATATCGCTACTAAAAAACACATTAATTTAATCATTTTAAAATCTCCATTGTAGTTACCCCTTAAGCTTTATTACTCAAGGGGTGATTAGTTATTAACTAATTGGTATTAACTCGCACGATTCAGAGCATGAGTTTACATCAAGCATTTTAGCGCCCTTTATTCTTGATTTTATCTCTGCCCCTGTTGACCCGTCAAATTTAGCTATTAAGCTTTCAATGGATTGCTTGCCTCTATACATGTGATTGCGATCACCTGTATTTTTATCGACGCGAACTGAATCATCATGCAGCATCTCAACGTAATTAATATAAGATTTTGGTGAATCTCTTTGTGATGCAGCTAACTTTAAATCAGACTTCTTGGGGCAAAATTCACAATTGCCCGACCATTCTTCTATTTTCAAATCAAATGACTTTTTCCCCCACCAATTTAAAACATCTTGCTTTTCATGGTCGCAGATTTGAGACATGTTGTTTATGTTGTCTTTTTTTAAATTTGAAATCCTTGCTCTAATTGCAATTTTTGCTGTTTCTTTTATTTTCCACTGGTTAATTACATCAATATTTTCCATAGCCTCATTGTAAATACATGATATTTCTTCATCATTAAATCCGTCACCCTTTAACAGTTTGTATGCGCTCAGTGATTTTTTAGGGTTGTCACCAATCAATCTTTTTGGCTCATCAAAGCGAATTCCTATCCACGTTTCATAATTGCCCTTGCCGTATGTGTCATCACAATATTTCTTAAACGGCTTCAGCTTCATTCTGTCGGTGC